TCACCAATTAATCCACCAACACCCCTTGTTAATGCGATGCCATTAATTGTTAATTGAACATCACCACGTGGCTTACTTGGTAACAATATTTCAGTACCGCTTGGATTTGCAGTGATTCTTGTTACAACATAACTTACTGAAATACCTGTTATCGGTTGTGAATCACCCGAATAAATAAATGTTGCTTGAATAACGTCTCTACGAGTTGTGTTTGATGTAGCACTTGCTGTTAATATTGTAAATGAATTTCCGCTAACACTATAATCAGCATTTGTTGTAACGCCCGTTGTGTTACCAGTTTTTGGTGCATTTAAAAGTATACCATTAAACCTTACCTCTAAATCACCCTCATATTTATCATAGCCAATTGGTAATGTAAACGTGTTTTGCTGACCAGTATATGCTAACGAAATATTAACATATGAAAAGGGTAATGTATACCCGCTATTATTTGCAGGAAAATCAGTATCTTTAATATATGTATAAACATCATATTCAATTCCACGTGCAGTATCTAATGCGACATCAATTGCTTTAGTGTTTAAGACTAATCGGCTATCTTCTTGATAGTATTGTGGTGTACTATTATGAATTCTTGTTGTTGCACCAGTTTGAACCCAAGATTTTTTATTATCAATTGTTTGAATTAAATTAAAACCCGCCATTCTAAACACATCCATATATCGTTGACCAGCATCAGTATCACCAGATACTTGAAAGTAAAAATCTTTTGTTTCAATTGGGGCAACAGGATAACCACTATTGTCATATGGCAATGAACCCGTTGGAAAATCGTATTGAGTTAATTGCACTGTGTTTGGATTTATTTTACCTTCAACGGTATATACATATTCTGTAATATTAATGAACGGTTCGGGTATACCAATAAGTAAAAACATTGATTTTAATGATTCACGAGTACCCTTTGATTTCCAAAAATAGTTTGTATTATTCAATATTCTACGCCACAATTCAATATCAATTTCAGCTGGCAATAAATCAACATTCAAATTTTTTTCCTGTTCATCTATAGTTAAAAAGGAATTCATCAATTCATTTTCATTTACAAGTGAAAAATAATTCCACCCAAAAGTTTTTGCCATATTCATAACTAATTGGTCGGGAATATTGTTTTTTTTATCGTAGGTAATTTTATTAATGTATACTAATGAATCAATAAATTGTCTTATCTGGTCAAATTCTCTACCATATAGTCTAAGCAATTTGGCTATTTTACCTTCTTCAGTAAGATCATATGTTTTTAATGATGATGGTGTTAAAAACCTACTAATCAAATCTGTTTTTATAGTATCGTATTTTGTACCGATTGTTAGTACTATTTCCAAAAATTTTTGATACCTTGAAGCACTGATATCAATATTATATCCGTCATTGGTAGTCCACAGTACTAAACTATTTGAATATATAATTTCACCATTATCAAGTAATGTTGGATTCTTTAAAATAAATTCAAACCCCTTAGTACCATTTCTTTCTGAAATTATATATTTTTCATAAGAATTTAATCGTGCCCTGAATTCTTCAAACTCTACATTATTTGGCTTAATATGAAAATTTAAATTTCCAGTTGTTCCAGTCCCCATTAAATAAAAAGGATTGCCCTCAACAACTAATTTAATATAATTCTTTTTTAGATTATCACTACTATTAACACTATTACCCGTAAAACCAATAATACTGTAAGGTTTTTCAGGTTCTAATGTAGTTGCGATAACATATTTGTCATATGAAATATTTAAATTTCTTAATTCATTATCATCAAGTATTGTTTGATTATCATTGTTATATATTAACCCAAAAGTATTACTTAAACTAATAATTGGTACATAAAATGTTGAAACATTTAAAATCGAATCATATGATAACAATATATACGTATCATTACCACCCAATTGATTTTGATTGTTAGCATATAAACTTGCAGGATATGCTAATATGATATTTTGTACAGAAACTCTTAAAAATTCATATGCTGAACCATATCTAACAAACGTATTTAAATCTGATTTGTCGAGATTTAATACCACATTGTTCGAATAATCATTGATTATTTCTGATTGTATTTCAGAATAACCCAATGTTTCTAATGTAACTGGTCGTACAAAAGTACTTAATGATTTACTGTAATCAATTGTTACTTTATTATCGAAATTAGATGTAATAAAAAATGAACCAAACGAAAAGATGGTATTCGAAGGTGTATCAGTAAAATTACTTCCATTTAGATTTGAGTCAAGTTTTGAATTTATTATCTTTACTTTTGCCACAATTTTATGTATTTTAATATAAATACGATAAAATAAAAAATCCCAATCAAGAGATTGAGATTTTTTATTTTATAAATTTTATTGAATCTCGCTAATTACATCATCAAAATTTTGTGTTTCATCAATACTAGTTCTTTTTTCTTTTACTTCATACAATGAAACATCGCCAACGTCATCTTTAATTTCAAAAATATTAAATTGTTTGGTTATTACCCTATTCTTATCATAATATGTTAGAATACCATTATCAACATCTTTAATTTGTTCACCGCCAACTAAATCAGACAAAGTATCAATGGTGTTTTCAACCAAATCAACTTCAATTGCGATAGGGTTGAAAAAAGTATTTGAAATGATTATTTGTTGTGTTGACGAACCAATAAATGGAGAAACATTCGGTTTGACATCTGTTGAACTACTGGGTGTTAATTGTAAAAAAATTAATGAGCCGCTATCATCAAATTTATATCTTATCGTTTTTTGGCTAGTATTGCCAATATTTTCATTAATTGGTACTACCCTATTTGATGTCACAATATATCGAACCACATTTCTTATTTTATTATTAGTTACGATATCTATATATTCAATACGATATCCCTGCATCGCATTATTACCCCTTAATCCTTCAGGTAAGCCATTAATATCCAAAATAATTCCCCTTACATTAGGTAATGCAGATAATACGCCAACATCTTGAATTCTTATAAAAAAACTTTTCGGTTTAATGTAAATGGTGTATATACCTAATTGACTAAAAACTGATGCTGGCAATCTTAAATTATATAACCCCTCTAAAAGTTTTTCATTATAACTAATAGGATTACTATTGTTATCCACAATTACTTCATCAGGTAAATAATTATATGTTAATAATTGTACTGCATCTAATTTATAAATTGTATTATTACTTGTTTCCCTATTAGGAATGTAATTATAATAAACGTCAATATCATTAATATTAACATCTGAGGGTCTTGTTATACCATATACGCCACATGCCATTTTTTTAAGTATTATTAACTATATTAAAATATTTACCACCAGCATATGTAATCAAATCGACTAAATTTCTAATAAATTGTAATTTATAATTATCATTGAATGCTGATAGTTGTTGTCTCTCTATAAATACATCATTTTTAATATTTGGAAGTCCTATAATGTTTTCCTTATTAAAATCTTTATAATATTTTTTATTCGTGAAATTTAATTCACTAATTCCTTGTGGAAAGTATTGAAACGTCGTTGAATTTCCAGTAACATTATCAATATATTTAATACCATCGATATAATATGTAACACTAATACCAGAAATTGAATCTTGATAATCAACGCCATTTGTTGACATTGAACCATTACCAAAATATTGTTCAGTAAACTCATCGGTTACTTTATACTTCTTTAGTTCAATTAGTCTACTATTACTTGTCGTACCGGTTATCATTAAAATTTTAATTTATTTTTCATGTTATCAAAACTATTCAAAACATTAATACTTTCGGGAAATAATTTTTTAATTTTATTTATTATCTTATTCTTCACCTCATATTGATATTTTGAATTTGACCACATATGACAATAACCAATATTTTCGGGTATTTTTGATTTCCATATATAATCAGTTTCTTTACTATCATCATATTCAATTATTTGATGTGTTTTAATTTTTTTATTATTTAACAAATAATATAATAACGTTTGTTCCGACATTATATGCGCACCAAAATGAACATCTGGATTGAATTTAAACGTCTTATCTTTTGATAGTTCAACCAACAAATTTTTCACCAAACAACAATATTCATTTTTTATTTGCATATCGGAAAAACCAACAACACCACAATTGTATGATTGCATTTCATATTTATTCCAATCAATATTATACTTAATATATTTTTTAAATGGATTTATTGCATCAACATAACATCTATAATATCCATCACCAATGGTTTTCTTATTTTCAGTTGATTGTACCACCGCAGAATATTCACCACATGATAGCTTATTACCAATTATATCATTAAATAAAAAAACATCCGCATCAATATGTACATACGTTTCATTCATCATTAATTGCGGTTTTATTTTACTCCAAACCCAAAAATTACTTGAAATTTCATCCACAGTATAATCAATAATATTTATTTTATTATATGGTATTATCTTATAAAAATTAAATGATTCTTTATCACAAAATAATTCAATCTCATAGCCATGTTTTTTTATTAACAATGCGCTTAATAAATATAAATGAAAATTATCAATCAAATATTGATAATTAAAATTTCTTAACCATAGTGAATGAATATATTTCATTGCTTAATTCAATAATTGATAACCAATTCCAACATATAATTCATTATTATTATATGGATATTGATACGGATACTGTTCATCAGTATCCACATCAAAAAAACCACAATCTTGTGTATCTTGAGTTAATAAAACTTTTATATAATATACTTTGGTTAAATCTGGAATAATTACACGACAACTACCAGTACATCCAGTTGTAGTACCAGTAGTTACTGCTTGTAATATTGTTTTCTTTATAACTTCCATTAACCAACATTTTTTCTCAAAAGTACTTTAATATCCCTTTCTGGATACTTTATCTCGAACATTGAATCAGGTAATGAATATATCGTATTATTTGTTATCACAATTTCACCAGTTGTTTTATCTAAAATACCTTGAGCTATTGTATTGTTTGAATAGTTTCCACCTACCTTATTAAAAACTTTAATTCCTACAATATTGATAACTCCATTAACTTGAAGTAGTATTGTCAATAATTGACTAATGAATACATCCGTATTCATCTCATTATTATTAATATCAAAATAGTCCTTAATCACTGTGATAATACTATTTGCAACTTGATTATCTGCAATATTTTCGACATAAACATCAATTTCAAACGCCAAATTAAAAATTTTACCATCTTTAATTTCGATATAATCATTTATCATTCTGTATTGACTGAGATATTCAGTAATATTCTGCTTTAATAATGAATTACTTATATTCGATAATTTACCATCAGAACCAACATCTAGGATTGGAATTACCACTTTGTTATTTTCCTTATATGCGTTTGCTCGGAAAGGCGAACCAAATTTACCCGGCATTTTATATATTTGTAGCAAATAATCCGTTAATGTAACATCTCTAAACTGACTTGAAAAATTATATTTAATCAATTGCCTAATTTGCTCAATACTTAAACCATCATTGCCGCCAATTGCAGGTATCGGGTTTGTTACTGTTAAACTCCTCTGTACATCTCGATTAAAATCTTGACGTGCCCCCATAACGCTTATATTATACCCACCTAATTGAGTTAACGTATTAGTTCCAATATTTGAGCTACTGCCACCACCCGTTCTATATTTAACATATAGTGTATATCCTGATTTTAATTTTTCACCCAATGCAGTATTATTTAAAAAATTTTCAAGAAAATATCTATTACTTACACCCTCTTTTAAAAAACCATCACGAAATGCATTAATATCTGAATCACCTGAACCAAAAGTTAATTTGCAATATCCCTTTACTGTATATTCTTTAATAAATTTTTTTGTCACATCAATCCATGTTGCTACCTTTATATTCTGAGTATTACTATTTTTTAATGAGCTTGCACTGTCTTCAACAAAAACACGTTGTTGTGAAAGATAATCCACTTCATAAAATCTATATTCTGGATTATAAAAATCACTATTTACTGGGGTTGAATTACTGCCTTCCAATAAAATAACACTTTCAATTTCAATTACATCTGGATCTGGAAGTGTTATTGAAAAAAATGGAATAACGTTATCTGAATTAATTATTCGTTTATATATACTTGTACTGCCATTAAATACCACCTCTCTTTTTGTTACATTATAACTGATAACAACACCATTAGAATCTAAATTTGGTACAATTCTACGGTTAGGATCACCCATGTTACTCATTGATGAATTCCAATCAATATTCCCCTGTGTTTCGAATATTTTACCACCACCCATAATCTGAGCACCAGATTCCAAAACAGGATAATAACTAGGGTCTGGTTTGTTACCAAGTACTGGAACAACCACAGTGAAATCAACAACGGTTACCGACGGTCTTTTGGATGGAATGTTAAACCCCATATTTTTAGCAATATTTAATATTGAGCTTTTTTGTTGAGCATATTCCAATTGTGTTTCTTGATACACCCTATCAGTATTTATCGATAAATTATTTGCAACACCTGCATTGATATCAATCAACATTGCACCAACACTTGAGTCACTAAAATCACTTAATATTTCAGGATATGATTGTTTTATTAACGCTACCAAATCTTCACGAATTTCGCCAAAAGTTCTACTACCAAATTTAATTACATTATTTATTCCTGCCATATGAATATATTATTAAAATTTAATATTAAGATCACCCTCATCATTAAAATTACCCTCTTGATAAATAAATTTAATGTTAACATTTAATTGGTCATCAGATATTTGATTACCATCATTATCATATTGCCAATCGAAAATAACCGAAGTAATTTTAATTTCAGGTATGTATTTTGAAACCGTATCCTTTATTTCCTTTTCAATTTCAGGTGCTGTTATTGCATCATTTGGTTCAAAAATATATTTCAATAAATTTGTACCATAATCTGAATTATAATATCGTTCACCTTGTTGCGTTAATAGTAATAATATTAAATTGGAACTATAAGAATCCTTTGTGATTATATTTGATGAAAGAAATTCATTTGTAGTTACATTATCTTTAAAAGGAAATGTTATATTATATGATTTCATTGTTTTAATTTTTTATAAATACTTATAAATAAAAAATTCCAGACAATTGTCTGGAATTTTTCATAATTCATTAAATATTTTATTTTTTACTTCGTTTTGCTTTTCTCTGTGACTTTTCCTCATCTTCTTGTTGTTTTTTCACATCAAAAAGGCTTTTAATTGACTCATGTAAAACAACTATTGGCTCATGACCATATTTTTGTAATACACTTGTATGCGTATTAAAATTGGGTTTTTCTAATAACACTGTGTCACTTTCACTTACAGACACACCTGCAAGACACTCAACAATTGCCATTTCTTTCATATCATCAGGTAATTGATCAAGAATTTCTTCATTAAAAACAACTGCGAAATTAACACCATCAGTTAAAATTTCGACAATATCATTTGTTTTTATAATTTTATACAATTCCTTTTGTTTATTATTACAAAGAACTTCAAATTGAATCCAATTAGGAATTGTTGTATTATCCCTAATTTTATGAAATAAATTAACTACATCTTCGGTTGCTTTTTCAATTTTTGCCATAATTATTAGATTTATTGGTTATATTTTGTTTTTATTAGTTGAATTTTTTGACTTAAATCTGCATAAATTGGGTTTTCTTCTTCAAACTCCTTGGTGAATTTATCTTCAAGTTCAGCCACATATGATAACATATCGGCAATACTTGCAATTACCATATCTTCAATATCAATTAGCGTCGCCAAAACCTTATTTGCATTATCATACTTTTTTATTTCTTCCATTTTCTGTTCATATTGTAAATTTAATGCAATATCATCCTCAGATAATGTTCTTATACCAACAGATTCTAATCTTTTATTTAAAGCTTCTCCTGATTCTGAAGCAGTTTTTGTTTCAGCAAGATTATTTATATCTATTATTTTTTTTGCAGCATCTGAATTAAATTCACCAGTTTCAACTGCATTTTTTAAATTATTTAAAAAATCTAAATTTGTCATGCTATTATAGTTTTAAATTAACACTTTCCATTTCAATTCCATTGAATTTCCAAACTTCATGTGTATTATTGTAAATTATTCTTTTTATAAAATTATTAATTCCAAAGCCAATCAATTCACCATATTCATTTCGGACAAAGATAGATTTAATATTTGTTATTTCCTCAAATATTTTTGAATTATCTTCAATATTTTCTGTTTTAAATTTCAACGGAATAAAAAATTCTAATTGTCTAATATCAAATGCTATTTTTTTAACGTGTAAGAATTCCGTTAATTCCTCGATTTTATTAACAATATTTCCATCTTCACGATAAACATTTATTGGAAATTTAAATGTTTTGGATTTTTTTTGAACATCCACCACCTCGAATTCATGTTCAACTTTTTCATTATCTGTTTCTATTATGACATCCATAATATTTACAAGACCCACTTCTATTGGTTTGTTATTGAATATATACACGATTTCATACTTGTCGTCCTTTGTTCGTCTTTCATTTAATTCTAAATTCAATACATCCCCTAATGTTTTACCAGCATGTTTATGACTATCATCAAAAAAACCAAAATGTGAATAACGTCTACCATATTTATCTTTCACCTCAATTCCATTACTATTTGATAAATCTTGTTCTTCAAAACGCAAGTGCTTATCCGCAGCAACAGCAATTTGACGTGCTGTTGATTTTTTCATAAATTTATCTGTTTTTTTTAACAATTCGTAATATTGCTGAACAATAACATCATTCTTCATTTCACTCACCAACATTTCAACAAACGCATTACGATGTACTTTTCGTTGTTCACATCTATATTTATTATCCGAATCTTGACTTATTTTAATGATATCATTTTCAGCACGAAATAGAATTATAGCTAAATTTATCATTATAGTATTAAATTTAATATAAATCAGCAATAATATATTATTAAAAAATGCTTTCATTTATTAGTATTGTTTTAATTTCATCAAAATTTTTATATTTTTTAAACTGCTTGCGATGTTTTCCCCATAGCATTCTTATAGAATTCAACACGTTTTTTAGTTACATTAGCAAGGTTATACTCTTCTTTAAAATCTTCATATAACTGTTCACCCAATTTTTTTCTAAGATCCGCATCAAGTATTAATTTTTTCAAATATTTAACCCAATATTTATGGGCATTTTTAACTGAAGGAACTAATATACAATTTTCCATATGTTTACCATGAATATTATATGGTGGAATATCACTACAAACAATCGGAAGTTTTCTACTCCAACACTCAACTTGTTTTAAATTTGATTTCATTCTACTAAATGTATTGTCAACAAGTGGTGCAATTACGATATCGGTTTCATCCAATACTTGCGAATAAATATTTGCTTTTTGTGTCCATCTACGAGCAAAATTTCCCTCATTCCCATACTTAACATTTCTTTCAAAATTCATTAACCATTGTAAATAATCTTGATTCTTAATCATTCTATGATTATCTGTTAAAATTTTTTCATACATATAGTACACGCTCTCTTCAGATTTAATACTACGTTGCTGTTGATTAAATATATTACCACGATATTTATTTTTTAAATCATCCGGTAATTCATGTAACAAATCCACATTACCTTTTGAATTATTAATTGCCTTCACCATTTCAGCAGTCCATAAACCTTTTTTTTGCAATTCATTTCCAAATTCTCGATTAAATGTTATATCCGTAGTATTACCCTCAGTGTCCCAACCAGCAACAATTATTTTAAATTTATCTTTTAATTGCCAATCATTAGATAGTACATTAACTACA